GGAGGACTAGAAACACTGCAGATTGAAGTCTATGGATCTAGTGAAGCACAGACACCCCTATTTAGTTCGCACGTTCAAACCCTATCTGAGGTACCTTTTGGCTTTAGTTTGACTAATAGCTGGGTAGGGGTAGTTCCTTTTGTCTTTGATAGGCAGTCACTATCTGCAGGAGAAACATACTTTCTTAAAATAAAGACTACTAATTACACAAAGTCTGCCTCCTATGAAATTGGGTATGTAATGGATAACCCAGAACCAGTTTATCAAAGGGCTGTAGAACTTGAAACCTCTGCTAGGTGTATCCTTGTGGGGTTTGAATGAGTATTGCTTTAGAGAAACTTAAAAAAGCTAGTAGCCGTTTCACCTTGGTAAGGCTTGAACCTGCTCGCTATATCAATGATGATTTAGTCAGTCAAGGTGGAGGCATCTATAGCGTTCAGTTCACAGATATATTTGATATCTCCGGGATCGCACGCAATGGGACACAGATGACAAGGGTTAGTGGCGCTCCCGCAATTAACGATGAATACTCCTTTGATGAGAGTAGTAAAACCCTTAGCGTCAAAATAGCTAGCGCACCCAATGTAAATAGTAATGTCATCATAGCTTTCCATTATCTATATCTTACAACACAAAAAGGTAGGTACTACGGCAAAGATCCCTTAGATCCTGTATCTGATTCTAACCCGTCAAGGTTTTGGGAACCTAAATTGCAATCCTCACCCTCTGCTTCTGAGACATTTAAAAACGTTTTGGCAGGGGTTATCACTATAGCTAATACAACCTTATCCATTATAGACACTGACACTAGTATCAGGGACATCATAGGCGGCGATAATGATTCCATTAGTAATTCTAATACTGTTGTTTGGTATGGTATTAATGATTCCCTAGCTCTTTTATTTACAGGCAAGGTGGGTAGTGGTTTTAGTGTCTCTGGCAACGGCATCATTAGGGTAGCTGTTTTTGATACACTTAATAAGCTTACTGCTCTAGCTGATATGGGCAATCCTGAACTGTCTTATGCAAGAAAGGCCAACTATCCAAGGCTTGATATGTCTAAGCAGGATGATCCTATCCCGTGGGTATTCGGTAAGACTTCACCTACGGTAATTAGATCACAATATATAGATCCTACCGAATCTAGTGTGGATGGCAAAGCTGAGGTTCCAAGGCTTATAGCAACTAACATCGAATACGGACGAACAGGTGAAGATAACAAAACTTATGTTTTGTGTAACCAATTTTCCAATATAAAAACCCAGGTCTTTGGCACTTTGCAGGCTTATACTGACCTTGCTTTTAATGGCGCTATTGTTAATGCCTTTGCACTTAGGTACTCAAGTCTATCTGAGGTAAGGGTTGGAGATGCACTAGAGCTAACCTATGACCCTGGCAGTGGTTCTGTTACTAATTATTTTCGTATTTTGCACGTTGGTAACTTCACAAGTGGAGCTAATACCTACAATATAATGTGCCCTGCTATTGGGTTTGGATCTACTCCCGGTAGCCTAGGGAACATAACTGCAACAACACCTAATAAGAGTATATCTATATACAGTCCTGGCTGGACTGATCCTTCTGACTACAGCCTAAGCGTAGGTATCTTTGGAGGCATCTATACTGCACAGGTGACCTTTGTTAATCCAAAAAGCCCTACGGCTATTGTTTCATTCAGAACTTCATCGGATGGTTTTACTCATGCTAATGCTCTAAAAAAGCTTTGCCAACTTTCTGGACTTGAAACCGAGGATGCTACCTTTGCAGCAGCAGACCTAGAACTTAGTGCTACGGTTAATTTGACAGTCCCTCAGTTTGATGAAAGTAGGTACTCTAGCTATCTAAATTACTGTGAGTTAATTACTAAATCTACATTGGGTTATATAGCTCCAAACAAGAACGGCAAGATTGAATACCATCTACTTAAGGCTCCTGTTCCAACTACCAGCATTACTGATTTAGATGTAATTGAATCAAGCCTAACAAGTTCAATTAAGTATTCTGACATTGCATCCTCTTTGACTCTAACTAATCCAAACGTTATAGATGAAACAGATATAACCTTGACATCTATTTCATCTGAATCAAACAAGTCTAAATACCTGCATTCGATTACTAGTCACAAGCAACTAAGACATTGCCTAAATGATATATCGGCTAGAGCGGCTGCAATTGCCTCTGTGTATGCTCAAAGACAAATGGAGCATGATTTTTCTACAGCAACAAAGAATATAGATACTCTTTTAGGAGAAGATTTTTAATCTTAATGCCACTGGTTCAATCGTTCCAGATGGCAAGGTGACTGATATAAAAAGAAATCCGCAAGTAACTACAATTAAAATAAACAATCTAAGAGGTCTATAATGACAGCAGAAATTAAAAAAAGACGCTTTGCAGAAGGTGTAATTGTAACTAACCCGACTGACTTAAATGTAGGCAGCGGAGGTGGTGGTAGCGGTGGAGTAAACTTAAACATTAACCCTAATGCTTCTTTGGCTTTGGATAATAGCGGCACTAATGATGTGGGTGATTGGCTTGATAGTGGTGCAGGTACTACCTTAAGCCGAGAGACAACAACCTTCCCCCTGGGAGATACTGTAACCTCTGCTATCAAGATTAGTTTTCTGCTGGTACAGGAGACTATAGCTATATCAGGTTTAAGGTTCCTGAATCTGCAAGGAATACTCGGCTAGGATTTTTCCAATATATGCTAGCTACTGGCTACACTGCTGGCAGTTGCAAGATGGAAATATATAGTTACTCAGATGCTTACGTCACTGGTGAGGCTGAGGTAGCACTATCAACTGATGACTCTAGCGGTGATACTCTACTGCCTAACATTAATGGTCAGTTTAGATTTGCCTTTGATGCTGATGCTAGAGAATACTACGAGCTAAGATATATAAATGAAGGTGCAACAAGTGGATCTATTACTCTTAATGAAGTGACAGCAACACCTAGTTTGAATGTTGTTTCCAGTGTTCCCATAAGTGATTGGGAGTCATATACACCTAGCAATACTCAGGGCTTTGGAACTATTACTACTAATTTGTTACAGTACAGGCGTGTAGGCGACAGTGTTGAGATACGAGGCCGATTTACTGCGGGTACCGTTGCTGCATCGCAGGCTCAAATTGAACTACCTCTGAGCATAACCATTGCAGGAGCTGTGGCTAGAACTAGAGTCGGAAGTTGGACGAGAGATGCGGTTTCCGACACAAACATGGGAACAGTGCTCGGTACTGGGGGCGATACCTTTATAGCTTTTGGTAATCAAAATGGCGGAGTATCTAATCCTTTTAACGAAATTAATGGCAACAATGTCGTGGCCAACACACAGCAATTTACTTTAATTACAACACCTATACCAATAGCCGAATGGGCTGGTAGCGGTAATTATTATAATGGCTCTAGTGATCCTGAGTATGTTTATAACACCTCCACTTCTACAACTGTTTCAGACTCTACAAGTTTTGCTTACGGGACAGGAGGCGCCTTAGTTGGTGCTATAACTGCTGACTTAGAGCGCAGAGTAAAGTTTCTATCTCCAATAATGCCTTCTGACATAATCATTTTACAAATTAGTGCTGATGGCAAAGTTTGGGCAGAGGCAGGCGGTTTGGCAGGAATAAGAACAGTAGATAATTATAGGTTTGATGGGACAAGCAATATTGGTATCGGCATTCAAACAATACTAGGTAACCAAGATTCAGTTGATGTAAATTTCGGTCAATACAGGACTGGCACTACAACATCTTGGAATACTACAGATATATACTGGAGAGTAGTAAAATCTCGTGCAGGCTCGTTGTCAGGATTCGGGCACGCTACAGCTACGCAAAGTGGTTTGGTTAAGAAGAATAAAGTTCAGACTAAATATCTTGCTTTGGATTTGACGGACAATACCGTAGACATAGCTTCAATGAGATTTACGGGTCTGACAATAGGCAAGGCATATAGTCTCTCTATATACGCTTTTTTCAATAGTCTGGCGGCTGGCAATGTTAACGATTCTTTAGTAGCTAAACATAATGGCATTACTCTAATATCCAATGCTATTGCTGGCGAGGTGGATGCCTCAGATTCTAATTTATATTCTGCTATACTTCCCTATTTTATAGCTACTGCGACCTCAATAACCTTTAATTATACCGATGCTGGCGTGTCCTCAAGATTAATAGGAGACTCAAGCAGCACAAGTGAAACGCAAGCTACTCTTATAGAACTAAACAACTACGAAGAAACAGACGAATGGTAATCCACTATGGATAAAGAAACACAAAAAGACATATTAACGAGCGAATGGTAAGGAGATAATATGAAGTCATTAATACTAAGTATACTAAGCATATTACTGATAGCCGGTTGTTCTACTGAAGAACCTTCAGTTACTAAGCAAGATGATCATGCTGCACTGCAGGCAATGTATAGCCAAAAGCTTGCTGGTTTTACGCTCGGTGGCAAGCTTGATTGTGATAATGCTTTGTGGGCTGGTATCGCTGCTGCAGGAGGCTATAAGGTAGACTTATCTGAGTATCTATATCCCAACAACCAGCCACAGCGTAGGCCTAAGACACCTTGCTACCCTAATGATCTTAATGGTGATGGACAGCCTGATTCACGCTCGACTATCTCTAATGATATGCTAATTGGTTTAGGCTATGGCAGTTGGTATCAAAAAGACCTAGTAGCAAAAAGGATAATGGCCTTTGCTATTGCCAATAACGATATCATGGGTGAACCACTACAAAGACTAGGCGAAGTTATCTTTAAGTATAATGTGAAGAACGTATACAAGAGATCCCTAGGCCAGTCTGCACTTCCTAATGTTTATGTCTATCAAAAGCAAGATTATCAAAAGCATATACAGGTACTTCTAATGCTTTGGGATTCAGAGGTTACAAGGAGCATTGGTTCTAGTGAGCTAGATAAGATTAAAAAATACTCAGATGAATACCCTGATGATGTTTTGTTCCTTACTGCAAAGTCGATATATTCTGGTACAATGAATCTAGCGATAACAAAACTATTAAGCGGAACTAACCCCTCCTCGTATGTGCGAGGTGACAAGTCTTATGCTACTGCCAACTGGCTACTAGCAGCAAGGCTTGCGCTTAAATACTCAAAGGAGACATCATGGGCAAGGTATCGGTACAAGTAGAAGTTCCAGAGCAGTTTCATCAATTACTATTAGCAGCTATGGATATCGTATTAGGTCTTTATGTTCCCCTCAGTGATGGTGTGGACATTAGTGACTTAGACGATATAGCTAAGATAGTTCCAGAAGCACTAAAGGTTCTTAAAAACTTTAGCGGTGCTATCAGTGACGTTGAAGGCGACAAGGTTGGAGCGGCACTATCAGCTGCTATCGCAGTAGATTACTTAATTGATGAACTTAAGAAACTTCAACAGGGGTAGTGCTATGATCTTTTTACAAATAATTGGATTCTTGTGGTCAAATAGAAAACTAATTATTCAGATAGTACGCATAATTAGGGACTTGTTTGATAACAAAGATGATGCCAAAGCATTCTTGCAGTCTGTAGCTGATGATCAAGATAAGCAAATGATCTTTAGAGCTAAGATTCATGAAGCAAAAAAAGCTTGTGAGTAACCTTCTTGACAACGGTACGATTAAAATAGTGACAGCAGTTATCGGGTTCTTTGCAATTGCAGGCCTGATAGCTGCTGAATCTGCTTGGAAAACTAACATATCTAGAGATGTACAGCAGATTAAACGATCACTAGATATGTTAGAATCATTTGAATTAGTTGATAGGCTTAAGGGTTTAGAATCCAAAACCCAAAGCAGATGGCATAGACATAACATGATGCTATGGCAACTTGAGACTGAGAAACTAAATCCTAAGTGGCATGGCGCAGATATAGACCCTTAAAAAGGAATATCATCTAATGCAGGATTAGTGTCCTGATCCGGAATATCTTGTTCATTTTGAATTGGTTGCTGCTCAGAAGACTTCTGGTTAGAATAGTTCTGTGGAGCATATTGCTGGGGTGCTTGTTGTTGCTGAGGAGGTGCATAGTGCATACCCATATTTGACACTTGGCAACTAGTAGCTACTATCTTTGTAAAGATCCTACCCTTATGGTTGCTGCCTTTTACATAGCCTTCAATCTTAATCTTTGATCCTGGCGCCAGCATACTTACTTCGCCCAAGGTTTCCATACACTTCTTGCTTGGCTCTACACACACAGCAAAGGAGGTAGGCATGTGCTGACCTGACCAGCCAGTTTCTACATAGCCCTGGAGCTCAACTTTGTGAAACTTCCTGCCATCTTTCATTGGAATGTACTCACTGACTACATTTTGTAATGTCATTAACCCTGAAACGTTTAGCATATAATTATCCTTTTTGGGTGGTTTGCATTTTCTTTTGAATAGCCGCTACATCTTTAAAAAGCATTGCCTTGCAGTTGGTAGCTAGTAGCTGCTCAACTTGTGCTTTCTCTTCTAGGGTGTGATAGCTTTGCTCGGCCCAAGCAACCACTTCATAGCTTCCATAGTTGTTGTCATTTAGCTTTCTAGCAATTCTATAGCCTACTTTGCCTAATTCATTATCCATGGGGGTAACTCCATTTTGTGAGATTCGTGATATATGGTGGGAAAATCTTGTGTTTTATAACAATCAGCAAAGCTTTGAACGAGGTTGTCTATTTTCTTCTCTGGAAACTCATCTATATAAACTAAAGATGATTCATAACCTGGACTAACTGACTGAAATAGCCAAGATCCGATATACCTAACCGATTCTAGCTCTGGCATCTCACGTACTGCCTTTAAATAAAAGCCCATTTGAAGCCAATAGCCGTCTGATATTTGTCTCTCGACCGAGAAGTTTTCAACACCTTTAGAAGTAGTCTTAAGATCCGAGATACCAAACTGTTCAGATATCATATCAAACCTAGCCTTAAGCTTTAGGCCTGTAGCTTTGCATGTCCAAAAAGCTGATACTTCTTTGTAGGAATTATCTAAGATGGTCATGTATGGCTTATGGGATTTAATTAACAGATCAATTTGAGTAATATTTTGGTTATCCCAATAGTCCAGAACATCTTTGCCGCAAGTTTCACTGTCTTTTTTAAACTGATCCCAAGCTTCCCTGCAGCCACCATTAGCCTTAAGTTTGGTTTTTGACCCACTAAATTGAGGTGTGACAAGATACTTATCATCAAACAGGTGAGGCTCAAGTACCTTCGTGTGTATAGCTGACCCCATGGTCATGGCTGGTGTCTGCGTTCTAGGCATTGACTTTCTTATCTTGTACCTGAGAGGACTAACTACAAAGTCCCTTAAGGAGCTAGAGTTCAAACCTGGTGCCGCAAAGTACCAAGTATCGGGTATATTGTATAAGCCATTTAGACGGTCATCTCCTATTAGATCTTCAAAATCTTGTTTTGTGATATTCTGCACTGGAAGCATTTTGTGCCCTCGTTAGTTAAAAAAGGTATATAACTCTTATGTCTAAAATGTACACTAAAAACTTCAGTTTTGAAGAACTTAACTGTAAATGTGAAGCTTGTATTAGCCTAATTAATGATCAGCAGATGAGTGTATTATTTATGCTTAAACTACAAGCTGTCAGAGATGAGCTATATATGCCTATGAAAATCACATCAGGTCATAGGTGTAAGGCTCATAATGCCAGCGTAGGCGGTAGTGGTGACTCTTACCATGTATCAGGCAGGGCTGCAGACGTTCAAAGCTTAGGATTGACGTATAACTCTGATCTAATTCATCTTGCTAGCAGAGTTGGTCTTAATGGAATTATAATATATAAGAACTTTATACACCTAGATGACAGATTATATTCGGACAGAATCATTTTGAGAGGTTCTTATTAATGTTTAAAGTCTCATTTTTCATTCCGGTAAAACCAGTACGCTGGTCGGTAAGCTGTTTTAATAATATTATGTATTCCCCTCCAAAGCTAAAAGCCTATCAAAAGCAGATCATTCCTATAATTAGAGCTAACTGCAGAACTGCTATCAGCAAAGGACCTTTTGAGGGTGAGCTAGTTCTAAGGGTTATAGTTTATATGCCTAGAGGTAAGACAGTTAAGAGAGAGTTTCATACCGTCAAGCCTGACACGACAAACCTGGTTAAAGCAGTTGAAGATTGCTTGACAAAAGCAGGTCTAATTAAAGATGACTGTCAGATCATTCATCAAATTAATTCAAAGGTGTATGAAGTAAGTGGCCGGGTAGGTACTTATATCGAGCTATTTAGTCCAGATGCAATTGAACTATCTGCAGCTATTACTCAAAGGTTTATAGAGCCTTGTTAAGCTGTTTTGGCTTAAGGCTTTCAATTGCTATTCGGACTACTTTGGACCTTGATACTTTTTGTTCGCCTTCAACCGATTCAATATGATCTCTGATTGTTTCGATGTGCTGGTCATAAAGAACGATGATGTATCTTTTACCCTTCTCTTTGGCAGCATTGTCTTTGTGTCCCCATCCCCCCAGTAATGCGGAAGAACTTCTATTCTTGCTGTTGGACATAACACCCTTTTTAATTCGTGAATGAAGTGAGCGTCATTGCCAATTGACTTAAGATATTTAAGGCCTCTTAATTCATCTGGCCAATAGACTGGGCAATCTGGGTTATATATCTTTTCGTCTTTATCGGCAATTATAACTGTATAGCCTAGTTCTTTTGAGAAGTATCTTTGCATCTACGCATCTTTCTAATTACAAACCTTTGATCTTCTATAGCCAGAGCAATCTTTTTGCATACGGGACAGGTAAGCTTATCTATATTTTTACTAATGAAAGCATAGGGCATTAAAATCACTCCGCATAACGCCCTATTTTTGTAACATCTGTCGTGCACAACATTCATAGTGATTCCTTTTAGATAATTATCTCATTTTTACAGCACCCTTAACAAACCTTGCCCTTAAGAAGTTCCTACCTGCAGCAGCAAAGGCCCTAGTTTCAGCGCCACAAGGATCAATTAGCTTTGCACTAAAAAAAGACAGTTCATTTTGAATCATTCTCTTTTCAATCTGGCTTATCCTTTCAATTAGTGAAGTCGATATAAGCCTTGCATCGGTGTCCTTAATTGCTTGCTTTAGGTAGTTAACTTGAGCCCTAGTTAAGTCTAGGTTTTTAGAGAAACGATAGAGCAATATATCTACACCTTGCGTAGGTAGCTGTTCATTGTAACTATAGGTTAATATAGTGTCTTTTATATATCTAAGCATTATGTGCCTAAAAAAGGTATATACTTTTTATGTGAGTTGACTTATATATATTGCCGATGAGAAAATTTGTAAACAAGATAGTTATTTTAAGTCAGATAACTCAAATACACAAAAGAGCTAGTCATCTAGACATAGCTTACTGCCTGTTTTTAGCTGATCAATTTAACATTGGCCCGCTAGGTAAACTCTATCTCAAGATTAGATTGCATTTTTCATAACAGTTATACTTCCCTTATGGGGGTAGTTATGAATATAAACTTTAATTGTATCTGTTTTGGTACGGGCACTATTGCAATTTATTTAGGTAAGAAGAGATTAAAGCAGACAGAAGCGCAGTGTCCTAGATGTGCTCAGTCGGAGGACAGATGCAAGAAGTTCAGGAAATTAAAGACAATGCAGATGCTGGGATGGAGAATAGTCGAGGGACAGAACTAAGTCAGGCATTCAATGAGGGTTTCATGCAGGCACTAGACCAAGTTGCATCAGACATAGATCATCTTGCTAGACTTAATCAGCATAAGCTAACCAATTATCTAGTCTATCTAGAGATCAAGTCAAACGTCCACAAAGCACTACGTCAAAACGGATACCGTAAGCCAACAGATATATCAAAAGATCAATCTGATTATCAGGCTTTTATAGACTCTGTTGTTAGGGGAATCTAATGAAAAACAAAATTACTCTCACCGGAACTTGTACTAACTGCCTTGAAAATATGTGGTTTGACTTAGATCTTATAGACAAGGACTTGCCAATGGCAATGATTGCCGATCTTGACTGGATATGTGATGGCTGCTTTGACCTAAAGTTAGCTGACTCTTATGCGGATTTTAAACTGCAAGAACAAAGAGATGAGGGCTAATGCAATCAGAACACAAAGAGTTTTTAGAATCACCCCAGATGCAAAAGCTCCAAAGCCAAACGTGGAGTAATGCTCATTCTGTGGACTTTGATAAGGCTACTGTCAGAAAGCTAGTACAAAAATATTACACAAGTTTAGAGGAATTAAAGAAAATGAGGGGTTTGAATGACTAGAAAAGTTTTTAAAATGACGCAAGAAGATTATGACAAGCTTATGAAGGCGTGTGAGTCAGTACCGCTTATCATGCTAAATTGTGGAATGCCAAGGTCTATGCAAGAAAATGCTAACGACGCTTGGTGCTCGCTTGGGGATAGAATGGGTTTTGACGGAATGACTGTCAAGCCCGGCCAAAGCAAATTAGAGTTCACCGCTATGGAGGTGCCAAAGTGAGTATAAAGCACATAGGCGAACACCATTGGTATATCTCTCTTGATTTGCAGTGTCCCTACTGTGATGCAGGGTTTGACATAACTGATATAAGCGGTTTTGCAGATGACATTCTTGGACCATCTCAAATATGCGAAGCGGTTAAAGATTGTAAAATAGAATGCCCTTGCTGTTATCAGGATTTTACATTTGATATAGGAAGGGGAATGTAATGAAGAATAGCAAAATAAATGAATTAATCGCTGAACATATTATGGGCTTGGAATTAGATCGTGGAGAAGATGGCACGTACGATGCTGTTCACATCTATAAAATAGAACCTATGTATGTATGTAGACCTGTTCCCGATTACTGCAACGATATCAAATTAGCGTTTGTTCTTGTGGAAAAAATCGGTGATATCAAAATATCAGCTAATACAACAGGCTATTTTCAAATTGATTATATTGACGGCTTTTATCACGCAGGCTGGGGATTTAATACTAATTTGCATAAATCATTGCCGATGGCGATTGCATTGGCAGCATTAGAAGTAATCAAAGCGAGAGGTATTGAAATTGACTAACACAAAAAAAGATTCTTGGATGAAAGAATTTAAATACGAACCTAACGACTTTTATGTACCTATCGAAGTTGAGAGTTTTACTAGAGAAAACAACCAATAAAAGGAATTAAAATGACTAACTTATTGTCGTTTCATAACGATCAAGCAATCAAAGACAAATATGTAGATAGAGTAAAAGCACATCAAAAGGCTGATGAAATTATCAAAGGTAGCTATTGGGAGGAAGGCAAAGGGTGTGGTGTTGGATGCACTATTCATAGTAGTGATCATAAAGCTTATCAAACCGAACTTGGTATTCCAACATGGTTAGCACATTTAGAGGATGAGATTTTTGAGAGTTTAGCTACTGAAGATGCTAAGTTTTTCCCGCTGCAGTTTTTAGAATCTATTCCTGTGGGAGTTGACCTAGAACGCGCTAAAGCACCTTTTTTAATTTTGTGTTGGAAGGCGCTTTAAAAACTTTTGACAATAGTGAATACAAAGATTGTGCTGACAGTGTCAAGGAGGTCATACACCTGTATAGATCTGGCTGTACCGAACTGCCTAGGTTTTCTGCTTCTGCTTATGCTGCTGCTTATGCTTCTGCTGCTGCTTCTGCTTATGCTTCTGCTTATGCTGCTGCTGCTGCTGATGCTGCTGCTGCTGCTGATGCTGCTTCTGCTGCTTCTTATGATGCTTCTTATGATGCTTCTTATGCTTATGCTGCTTCTACTGCTTGTGATGCTACTTATGCTCGCACAACACACTATAAAAAACTTGGCGATGAGCTACTAAAGATTTTTAAGAGTTTAAAATAACAACCAACAAAAATAGAGGAAACAAAATGAGTGATAAACTTAAACTTGGCAAGATCAATAGAAAAGAGAGAGAGTGATGACTAAATCAGTCGAACAGCAAGCGTTAGAATTTGTTGAAAACTTAGCAGCATATCCCAAGGGCAATTATATTCCTTTTACTTTTGACGATGTGATTTACAAGGCACAACTTATAGTCGATCAAACGTGCAAACATAATTCTGTTAAGCCTAAACAATATTGCCAACTTTGTGGCTGGCATAACGTGCCAACTAAAAGAGAGAGCTATGAATGCGACCATAAAAATACGAATCTCCAAAGCGGTAGATGTTTACAGTGTGGGAAGGAAACAAAGTGAGTGAAATATTAATAGAAAATCTAGGCGGTATTGGATATATATTCTACGCTTTATCTATAATAACTTCCCTCACAGTGATCGGCGGCTTAATGACTGCTAAGGATTACGAGGAAGGTAGCGATAGACGCAAAGACGTGTACAAACTTACGAGAAACTCATTAATGCTCGCTATTGTACTGCTTGTAATTGGCATTATAATTCCTAAACCTTCTCAAATATCTGATTACCGCAAGGCTCAAAAAACGGAGGGGAAATAGAATGAAGCACAAGGGCTATATGTATTGTATATATGCAGCTATTGGCTGGATAATCGGGGGATTTATTGCCAATTTAATAACCCCGATTATTTTCGGTGACTACGTTAGTAGGTATAAACACGATCGCGTAAAAAAAGAAGCCGCCTTTGAGAAACTATATCAAGAAATACGGTTTATAGAAAAGTGTGGGAACAATATTAGAGGCATGGAAAATGATAAAAAATACAAATCAAAACCAAAGACAATTGAGGCAATCGAGTACACAGGCGCAAACCAAAGTGACGTTGAGCAGTTTATTGGTCATGCTTTAATTAGACAGGCTTATACTAGGGGATTAAAAATACTTACTCTTGCTGGCTTGATGACTGCATCCAAAGGTGACTACATCGTCAAGGACATTCAAGGTGAGTTCTATCCAGTGAAACCAGAGATATTTCACAAGTGCTATACCGAATTAAAGGTACTTATAACTCCATAACTGCTGCCTATTTAATCCCTACCAATAAAGTTCAATACAATTTACAATCGCCTTAAATTTAAACATTTAGGGGGTTGCTTTGAAGCTTATAATCATGCTCATTCTTTTGTTACCTATTGCGTGCTCTTCGGCTAAGGGCTCTAAGGGTTCTAACGAGCCAACATTAATCAACGGCAAAGAAGTTCCTGTAGCAGACTGGCCTTTTGTTGTCAGGATCAAAACTGGGGGCAGTGGGTGCACTGCTAGTGTCGTAGGTCCAAAGGTAGTGCTTACTGCTGCTCACTGCGGTTCTAATGGCGCTACAAGTACATTCTCGATTAATGGCCAAGGGTATCGTGGTAAGGTTTACCGTTCACCTTTATACCCAGGCAAGGATCATGATGTAGCTGCAATTATATTGGATCAAGCCATTAGCAAAGACGTTGTAGGCAGATATGTGCACGTTGGAGGCACTAATGTGAGAGGCCAAAAGCGTCTGCTTATGGGTTATGGCTGTATTCGTCCCGGTGGAGGCGGGGGCAATGATGGTAAGCTTAGGGCTGGTTATGCAGAGATAACTGGTGATTCAGGCTATGACATAGTTTCAGGCAAAGAAGGCCAAGCTGCTCTTTGTTTTGGAGATTCTGGTGGTCCAATGTTTGATGATTCTAATGATTCTAATGATTCAACTGATCAGGGGAACTTGAATCCTGATGTAGTTAAGCTTTTGGCTATCAATTCTAAAGGCAATATCAGATGGAGAAACTATAATGCTTCTTTGGTTAATGCTGAGAGCCAAAGGTTTTTAGTTTCGGTAGGCGAGAAGTACAGTGTTCAGATTTGCGGCATCAACGGCTCTGATGAAACATGCGGAGATGATTCGACACCTCCTAATCCACCTACACCTCCTACACCTCCTACACCTCCAACACCTCCAACACCTCCAGGGCAATGCACGATGGAAACCAAGCGTGATATAATTACAGCATTGGAGACATGTTTGGAACTTTAGGGGGTGTTATGAAGATTTATGTTTTGTTGTTTCTTTTTGGAATGGTATCGGCTTGCGGAAGTGAACCAAAACAGGTCAAAAAGGTTGAGTGTGAGTGTGTTTGCAGCGAAGAGGGTGACTGCGCTAACTGTGATGGCTGTGAGGAATGTTCTAATTGTGAGGAGTGTGAGTGTACTAATTGCGATCCTAAAGATCCTAATAGCCCTCGCAAGGAACCAGAGGGTGGTTGTGATAGCGGTGCCTGTCCACCCCCACCGAAAGGATAACTATGCTAAGATTATTTTTACTACTACCCTTAATGCTGGGTTGCGCTACTACGCTTAAAAGTCAGACAGTAGAGTTCAATCTAGCGATGGAGAACACTGAGCAAGGTGATTACTATAATTCTATTGATTACAATGTACCTATTGTTCTTGAATTCTATTTAATTCCTGCCCTGCCTGCAATGAGAATTCGGGTAAGGTAAAAAGGCTAGCGAGTGAGTATCATGGGTTTTTCAATCAGATCATTGATGTTTCAATCGACTGTGAGCGATCTGAGTACGAGCATTGGATACAAAAGTTTGGGGATAGCTTTCCTATTCTTAACGACTGCGATAGATCTTTGGCTGAGAGCCTTGGGGTTAGGGCTTATCCTACTACTATTGTTTTGAACGCGCAGCATAAGGTCGTGTATAAAACTATCGGCACTTGGGATGAAGCTAAGATATCTAAAATTAAAAGCTATCTAAAGACATCTAATTAACAAGGAATATATATGAAACGAATTAAAGATTGTTACTTAGTAAGATGGAAAGTTAAGGGAATGTTATTTTTCCGCTGGAACTTTTGCTTTGACGATAGTGTTTATGGAAATGAATCAGACCATTACAGGCTTATTTTGCACAAAAGAAATGGCGCTACGGTAGATGTTTGTTATGCAGATACAGTTGTAATCTACTCTAAATCAAGAGCAAGAATTAAAGGCTAGTCTTTGAAGGACAAGAAGTACCTAAAATATATACACACTCTTAATTGTATAGTGACTGATTGTGAGCCCTATGGCTTTAGTGACATAGTGGCTCACCACATAACTGTTGGAGCAAAAAGAGGTATCAGTCAAAAGCCATCTGACTATAGATGTATTCCTTTAGAGGCTAAGGAGCATATGCGGCTTCATCACGTAGGTGAGAGTAGCTATTGGCTGCAGATGGGTATAGATCCCTTCTTGCATGCAATGGCTATCTTAGATGTTTACCTATGCTGTATAGGCAAGCAGGTTAGTGGATATACTAACTTAGATGAAATGATTAGCTTGTTAGAAACAGCAGACTAGTCATCTATGACCACTAGTCTGCTGCAAAGAAGAATGCCACCCCGGCACACTAACTATACCTCAATTAGATCTCAAATAAACTCTCTTACAACTACCTATATTTAGTACAGTTTTAATTAATACTAATTTTTACTAATTTTTACTAATTAAAAGCCGATAAGTAACTATAACTTTTAAGGGGTAAGCTATGAAACATTTATGCTGGGTATTCATTATATTTTTAGGTTGCGGTCAAGATGACACTAAGGATCAAATTGATGCTACCAAAGAGGCTACTAAAGAGACTGAACAGGTAGAAGTCGAACCAGAACCCACTGTAGAGCCCGGAACAGCAAAGCCAGTAGAGCCAAAGCCAATAGTAATGTCTGCATATAGCTTTGATAGTTTGATCGCTCAGGCTTGCGATGAGGGCTATGTGAACGCTTGGGATATAGATCTTACTCAGGAGCAGGCTTATAAGGAGCAAATTGAAGCTGTACTAGGAGATCTTAAAACAGGTGATCAAGTATTCTTCATGCGAGATATATTGTTTAAAATACCGAGTGGACTTGTTACTAAAGAGTATGTAGATATGACTTACTCGTATGATCATGTGATATCAGGAAATAGTATTAATGTTTGTGTTGTTAGATAGCTTACCTCGTTAGTCTAACATTTAGGGCTCTACTTAATTATAAGTAGGGCTCTTTGTTTATCTGACTACTTTTTAGGATTATCTAAGATTCGGGATAGAAGGCCTTTGTGGGTGTAGTCTCTAAAGTCATCTAGTAGATAGTTAACATTTTGATTGTTTCTATCCCAGTCTCTAGGTTTACCTTTGAAGTCATTTTGTTTGTTTTTGGTTTTGGTTTGTTTTTGGGTTTGGTAGAAGCCATGCTCTATCTCCTATAAGTGATATATCTTAAGTTCGCCTGTCCTACAGGCCCATGAATCATGAACCAATAACAAAAGAAACAAAAGAAACAAAAAGAAAACAAAAAGCAGATAAGGATTAAGTATTATTCATATTATTATTTATATACTCTGTGCTTCGTTCCGCCGGACTACGCTTGCGCTGCGTCCGTCTCCACTCCAGGTTCGGAACAAATTACACAATTAAAAAAAAACGGAAAAAATAGTCTATACCTAAAAACTACTTAACTAAGAATTAACTATATTGTATATCTGAATAAACACTGGATATTTGACTACCGTAGGTAATCGCGTTGATAGATCCTCTGAGCCAAACCTGTCAAGTAAAATCGAAAATCAATAAAGCAGTCAATTACTTGTGAAAACTTAAGCAGGACTATTTGACACACTTTAGACTAAGTAATTTGCTCTTTTAATAAACATAATTGTATTCTACATATAGATATAAATAACCACTAAGGCTTATATGCAAAATCAGATGAACTTTGAGAAGGTAGCTATTGGCAGCCTTAGTTTTGATCCTACTAACGTGCGTAAGCATGACAAAAGAATATTGAATCAATCAAGGCTAGTCTTAGGAAGTTCGGCCAACAAAAGCCCATAGTAGTTGACCGTAACAATATTGTCATAGCTGGCAATGGAACTATGGAGGCTGCTAAGGCAATTGGTATGACTGAAATTTATATAAGTCGGTCAGACCTACAAAACGCTGAGGCTCTCGCCTATGCAATTAGTGACAACCGAACAGCTGAGTTAGCCGAGTGGGACAAAGAGCCACTAGGAGCGCACTTGCAGGGCTTACAAGAGGATGGTTGGGATCTAGAAGAGTTAGGCTTTCACCTTGAGGATATAAAAGACCTAGATCTATTTGACCAGCCCGATGGCGGTAGTGTTGAGGGCGAGGACGATATACCAGATGTTGCACAAAATCTGCACAAGGTAGAGTTAGGTCAGATATGGCAATTAGGTGAGCACAGGCTTATGTGCGGTGATTCTACAGACAAAGAAACCGTTGATAAGCTTATGAATGGTGAGAAGGCCGATATGGTTTTTACTGACCCTCCTTACGGCATCAACGAACAAACAGATAGGGTATTTTCTGCTCGGAGCAGAGCGGCTAAAGCCAATACTTTTAATAAAATTATAGGCGACAACACAACAGACACCGCCCGCTTGGCGATAGAATTAATATTGGGCTTGCCTGCAAAGACCATAGTTATATGGGGAGGCAATTTTTACTGTCACTCGCTGCCTGAAACCGGGAACTGGCTGGTTTGGGACAAAAGAGAAGAAGATAAAGAACGGGATTTTAATAGTGATTGCGAGCTAGCTTGGGTTCAATCTAAGTCTAAGTCTTGCAGAATATTCCGGCATAAATGGAAGGGCATGATTAAAGCTAGTGAACATGGTCAGGCTAGAGTGCATCCAACACAAAAACCCATAGCATTAGCCGAGTGGTGCTTTGGGCAGTATATGCCCGAAGCTAAGTCAGTCTTAGATCTATTCCTAGGCTCTGGCTCAACCCTAATTGCCTGCGAGAAAACCAACCGCAAGTGCTACGGCATGGAGCTAGACCCGCATTATTGTAGCGTGATAATACAAAGATATATTGATTTTACGGGCAAAGAAGCAAAGCTATTATAATAATGTTACAGTCTATAAAAACCATAAAAACATTAAGAGGTATTTAAAATGGGTAGACCAAGTGGTACTTTCGAATGGAAACCCTCAGAAAGAGATATAAAACAAATAGAATCATTATCAGGGCATGGTTTGTTAATATCTCACATAGCATCTATCTTCGGTGTATCAAAAGCTACCTTTGAACGGCGGCAAATTGACACACCTGAAATTAATGAGGCAATTAAGAGGGGTAAAGCCCTTGCCCTGTCTAGCGTTAGCCAGGTTGCCTATAAAATGGCTAGCAGTGGTAAGTCTGCTCCGATGACTCAGTTCTGGCTTAAGGTACGTGGTGGATGGTCTGAAGAACTAGCCCAGCGTGAATCTGTTTTTGAGAAACCTGCGACTGAGGACAGTTTAATTGCTGAAGAATCCGAAACAGATAAGAGCCTATAACGATACCGCTAGATTCCAATACTGGCTTGCTGGCAGGCGAGGAGGTAAGACCTATGCGATTACTCGCAGTATCAGGGACAAGGTCTTTGCATCGCCTCCTGGCTCAGAGATTGTTTACATTGGACCAACCAATCAACATGCTAAAGAACTAATATGGGAACCCTTAGAAGAGGTCTTTAGGCAAGCCAACTGGAAGTTTAAGGCCTACATCTCCAAGCAAAGGTTTGAACTTCCTGGCAAGCGCAAGGTGTATGTCTTAGGTGCCGAGAAAATAGACAGAATCAGAGGTCATGCTCTCTATCATGCTTTCTTAGATGAGTTAGCTTTTTTTGGAGTAAAGATTGAACCCTTGTGGAGAGCCCTAAGACCAACACTGTCTGATCTTAAGGGCGGAGCTACACTAGCAACAACCCCTGATGGTAAGGGCACAGAGGCCTACGACTTATGGATACAAGCACAAGCCTCTGATGACTGGTCAACTCACTTTTGGAAAACCTTAGATAATCCTTACATTGATAAAGAGGAAATCGAGGACGCTAAAAGAACCTTAGATGAGAAGTCATTCCTGCAAGAGTACGAAGCCGCATGGATGGCATTTGAAGGCCTAGCTTATTACTCATTTGATGAAAATATAAGCATTAAGAAACAACCTCCAATAAACCACAACCTACCTCTGAAGTTGTGCCTAGATTTCAATGTAAACCCAACTACCCTCCTACTAAGCCAGCGTGACGGACACCTTAACCGCTACCTTAAAGAGTATTCATTTAAAAATTCATCTACTGAGAAGACCATTGAAGCCTTTTGTGATGATCATAAGGAGTATAAGCACCTGCCTATAAAGATTAGGGGTGATGCTGCAGGTAACTCTCGTAATTCAGCTACAGGTTTTTCTGACTATAAATATGTAAAAGATATCTTATCTCTTAATGGCTTTACTCATGAAATGGACGTGCCTAACGCTAACCCTCCAGTGGTCGACAGGGTGAAGTTTGTTAACTCCTGGCTTAAACCCTACCAAGGAGAGCACAAGGTAGAGATTGATCCAAGCTGTGCTGATTTAATTAAAGATCTAGCATCTCAAGGACTGAAGGGTAGGCACCCGGATGACAAGAACAACATGGGACACAAAGCAGATGCCATGGGTTATGATATATACTGGGAAGAAATAAACGCTAAAACTAGAACCAAGTCATCCATCATACTTTAATCATACTTTGAAAGGTAGATTATGTTAGCTAACGATATACCTGAACTTGTTAATTACATTAAAAACTATGCCAATAGATTAGATAATTCTAAAGAGTTAATAGATATCTATGAAAATGACTTATTAAAGTATGTAGAGAGAATGCTCAAACATGAGATGGGTGAGCAGACCTTTGCACAAATAGTCACAAGAATACCTCCGATCAACATGGTTAAGAAAGTAGTTGATAAGCTATCTACGATCTATCAATCAGGTGTTTTGCGTAAAGTCGTGGACGGCACTGACTCAGATCAAGAACTACTTGATTACTACATTGATCAGTTTGATATGAATTCCAAGATGAACCAAGGCAATGAGTTCTTTAATCTCGATAGATACAATCTAATGATGCCTTTTTTGGATGATGAGAACCAAAAGCCTGCACTTAGAGCAGTACCTAATGACAAGTTCTTAGTGTACTCAGACAACCAAATAAATCCAATGACTGCCACTCACGTACTAATGATGCTTAAAAAGAGTAAAAGCATTAACTCCAAAAAAGCAGATGTGCAGTGCTGGATGGTGTGGACAAAAGAAGAGATAACGATATTCGATGAAGAGGGCAATCAAAGGTCTGATTTATACTTTGAGGGTATGGATGGTACTAACCCTTATGGCGTACTGCCATTTCAATACTATAACTCTTCTCAAAACTTCCTAGTCCCTCCTGCAGATAGTGACACAAAAAGAATGGCTATACTAATGCCAGCACAGTTTGCTGATCTAAACTACGCTGCTAAGTTTCAATCCTTTAGCTCTATCTTTGCCTTTAATATCGATCAGGAGACTTGGACACTAGCTCCTAACGCTATCCATTTTATAGATGATAAGCCAGGTAGGGGGGCTGCTAAGGTAGAAGTAGTTAAGCCAACAGTAGATATCACAGAAGTAACACAGCTAATTGTTACACAGCTATCAATGTACCTGAATTCAAGAGGAATCAAGCCAGGATCTATTGGAGATATTACGACTCAAAACTTAGCCAGTGGAATATCTAAGATCATTGATGAAGCCGATACCTCCGAGCTAAAGACTATGCAATCTGCAGTCTATGCTAGAGGTGAGGTTAGCTTTTGGAACAAAGTCTTAAGGCATATGCACCCTAGTTGGATTAACCAGATCAATGCTCCTAAGAACCTTTTGTCTCCTAATGCTCGTATTGAGGTTACATTTCCTCCACAAAAGCCAATGGTAGATAGGGGTACACTAGTAACCACTGCAGTTAACGAGATGAATAACGGACTTAAATCCAGAAAGACGGTCATGGAGGAACTGAATCCTGACTGGTCACTAGATAGGATTGATGAAGAGATCAAGTTAATGGATTCTTTTGGAGTAGAAGAACTTGGCTAAACAGCAAAAAATAGTAATCAAGGTACCTAAAGATCTAGGTCCTTCTGAACGTATTGAACTGTCTGAAGACATCATTGACTTCATTAGGCTTAGGACACAAAACGGCACTGGCTATCGTCCTGCTACCGGTAGGAACTATGGACTCTCAACTAAGCCTTATACTAAGCAGTATGCAAAAAAGAAGGGGAGCACTGATGTAGATCTAACCCTGAGCACCGAGATGCTAGAGAGCATACAGCTATTAAGTCAAAAGTCCGGATCTATCACTGTCGGCTATGAGAAGGGATCTCGCATCAACGGTAAGGTTGAGGGTAACCAGATCGGCTCCTATGGCAGGTCAGCAAACCCCAAAAAAGCCAGACCATTCTTAGGCATATCAAACAAAGACCTTGAAACCCTAATGGATGCACTAGATGACAGCAATTAATGACATAACAAAAGTAGTTAATAAGCTGCAGCAAAACTTCTCAAGGCCTCTGACTCTTAGTGAACTACGCAAGGTAGGAAGCACTGCTCTTGGCCTACTATTAGCAAGAACCAAGTCAGGCTTTGGAGTGCCCAATTCAGGAGGCAGTAAAAGAAAGCTTAAGCCACTGTCAGGCGGCTACATTAAATTTAGGCGAAGATTTGCCAGACTTTCCTCTGATACCAGTCCTTCTAAGTCAAACCTAACTCTGACTGGTCAGATGCTAGCAGCTACTAAAGTAACCAGCGTAAAGGCAGGCACAGGAGGTAAGGCACAGATACTAATTAATCCTACAGGCATTAAGAATCAGAAGAAAGCAGACTGGCAAAGACAGCATGGAAGGGTGTACTTAAATCTTTCAAAGACAGAGATAGCAAGCGTTACGCAGCAGATAAGCGATTACATTAAGTCTAGTGTAAAGCGCAGTTGACATATAACCACTAATTAAAGGTATAATTATGACAGAACAGCAAAACTCCAGTGGAGACTTAGAACTAAATCCTGCGGATGATTCTAAGGAACAAAAAGTATCCTATGAAACTCACAGAAAACTTCTCGGCGAGAAGAAACGAGTTCAAGAGGAAAGAGATAGTTTAAAGTCTGAAAAAGAGGCATTTGAATTAGAGAAACTAGAACAAGATGGCAAGCTAAATGAGCAGCTAGAGTTCTATAAATCTAAGAACAAAGAGGCACTGACTCAGGTAGAAGAACTAAATCTTAAACTTAGTGGCGAACAAGATAAATGGAATACTGCAAGAAAGCTTAATGCTTTTAAAGATGCACTTCCTGGACAACTTGTTAGTTCAAAGTTCCTAGTGCATGTCCCAGTAGATGATATTCTACTAGATCCTGAGACTGGTGAACCCGATGCTAACTCTGTCAAAAAAGCCGTTGACTACTTTCAGCAAGAATTTTCTGAAGTAATCAGGCCTAAGACTGTCTCAACTTCTCCCAATAAGTACCCTCAAGGATCAAGTTCTGGAAAACTTACTTTAGATGAATGGAAAAAACTTCCATACGAAGAGCGCTTAAAGCGTAAGTCAGAAATAACAAGAACCTAGGAGAAGAACATGGCATTAACAGAATTAGAAAATGTAGTCAGTGCAATTAGTGAAACATGGCCATCGCTATTTGTTGAAGAACTAAAATCACAGCATCCACTAGTATCTTTAATTGATCGCTCTTATGATGCTGAGTTCGGTCAAGGCAATGATAGAGCGCACATCAATAGCTATGATGTAAAGACAGGACAGCTATTAACTATTAGCCGCACTGCTGCAAGTGATGATGCTTGTTCATTTGTTCCTGTAGCTCAAACACTTAGCACAGTTGATCTAATCATCGACAAGCGTGCTGTTTCTAGTCGTGAGTTTTGTGACACTGTAGAGCTTTTGTCTAAGGTTAATCCTAATGACGACATGCTTCGCCAAACAATGGCATACGAAGTAGCTGAACAAATTAACAACCATTTGTACACTATCGTGCCTGCTGCTGAAGACGTAGTTGCTGCCACAATGACTGCTGCGACACTAACTGAACTTGGACGCATAGCGGATGTAGCTAACCTTCCAATGATGAATCGCTGGCTTTTGGTAAGTCCTGGTTACTATCAAGACCTTTTAAATGCACAGACTTTAGTGTCTGTTGATTCAGTTGGCTCTGCTGACCGGCCGCAAATCGGTGGACGCTTTGTTCAGCAGCGTTTCGGTTGGAACATTGTTATGGATAACTCTGCAGGTATGAATGCAGCTTCAAGAGTATCAGGCGAGAAAATAGCAATAGCTTTTGTTCCTGACTTTGCTTACTGGGCATCTCCAAGAAGCCAATTTAAAATCTCTGATACTCATAGCGCACTTAAGTTTGGAACTGTGATGTCTGCTGATACCGTATTCGGAGCAGCTTTAGGCATAGCAGGAGCAACTAAAGTAATTAAGGTAGCACAAACAGTTACACCTTAAGGTTTGAATGTTTAATCAGAACAAAAATATAGGGGTGATCAGGGCTAATAGTCCTGAAACCCTCGCTATGATCATCGGTAGAATCGGTGGACCGTTTGAGCTACTAGGCTTTGGCAATGACCAGGCCGGTGCTTTTACGTACTACCGCACTACTGATGGCATGAAACAAAGAGTGCTTAAAGAGATTGCTGTATTGAGTTCTTTCGGTGGTGAGAACAATGAGCAGGGTGACGACCTTAAAACCCTTTGATCCCTGCTTTTACTTGAGGAATGTATGATTAGTGATAACTTAAGCGTAAGAGAATTCGATAAGTTTGTTGAGTGTGAAGGTAAACCAGCTATAAGAACTATCGACTGCTCCGGCATGCTACCTTCTGGCTTTAATTACATTCAAAAGAATCCCACAACTACTACTGATGTATTTACTTATAAAAGTGGAGGCAGTTCCGGGGACATTGTAGGCATTATAACTGTAACTTATACAAGTGTAACAAAGTCTGAAATACTATCAGTGGAGCGAACGTGACTATATCTTACTCATTCAATCCCTTTACTGGCAATTTAGATGTTGAAAAGGGGGCTGCAGTACCGAGCATAGTTGATGCTGCTAAAATACTAGTAGATAGCGGCTTTGCAGGGGAAAACATATCAGCATTGCAATTGGTTTACTTGTCTGACCCTAATACGTTTATGATAGCTGATAATGATACTTATTCTACTGCAGTTTGTGCAGGGATTGCTTTGAATGCAGCGAATACAGGTAGCGCAATTGATGTTCAGTTATTCGGTAGGCATGAGGATCCTTTTTGGGGATTCACACTTAATGAACCTTTGTTCTTGAGTGACATAACACCGGGATCTGTTATTCAGACTGAACCAACAAATAATAATCTAGTAAGAATCGGTAGTTCTTTGGGTAGTGGTGCTATATTTATTGACATCGAAGATCCAGTCATACTCTAAAGGGAGAAATATAATGGCTAATAGGTATAAAACGTTAATAGCAGGCAAAGATAACATGGTAGAGGCAACCGTTGTTTCAACAGGAGCTGGTGAAGCGGGTGATATTATCGCTCTCGATGGCTCTGGTAAGATCGACGTATCAATATTGCCAACAGGCGTGGGACCAGATACTAAATCGATGGTTACTTCTGAAAGTATCGGGGCTGGTGATTACGTAAACATATTTGACGTTGCGAGTGTACCAACAGCACGTTTAGCTGATAACTCAAACGGACGTGAAGCACATGGGTTTGTATTAACAGCGACTACTTCACCAGCATCAACGACTATTTATTTTGAAGGAGCAAACACAGCCCTCACTGGCTTAATTGCTGGCACAAGAATGTATTTGGACACTGCTGGCGGAGCAACCACAAGGCCATTAGATCCGGCTACAAACGTTGGTAGCTTGCATCAATTGCTAGGCACTGCCTGCGATGCAACTTCTATCCAAACCGATATTGATGACTGTGTATTGCTTTAATGGCTAAAGTTCTTACATTAGAAGACGGCAAAAAGAAAATGATAACCCCAGTTCACTCTGGGTTAATCCTTGATGATGGCACTAACCCTCATGCAACCACTAAATCTGATGTAGGACTCAGTAACGTACCTAATATTGATGCAACCTTAAGAGCTAACCATACTGGAACTCAGTCTGTTGCTACTATTACAGGCCTATCAGCAGTAGCAACAAGTGGTGATCATGTAGACCTATCAAACATAGGAACCAACACCCATGCTCAAGTTGACAGTCATATAGCAAGCACATCAAACCCTCATGCCGTAACTATTACTCAATCAATTACAGCAGATCCGGGGACTGATATTACGGTATCTGAACTAGAGGAGCTATCTAATAACTCGGTTACTAGCTTACATAGACACCCTGCTTTTGTTGCCACTAAAGTATCTGATGATATTGGTAGCATTGGTATTAACGATACAGAAACATTAACGACATACCTATCACTTACATTCACCGCGCCTGTTGCGGGAACTTACGCTGTTTCATTCTCATATGAATGGTCCCTTAATACTGCTTCTGATGATTTTGTAGGCGAATGTAGAGTGAATGGTTCTTCTGTGAGGGATCATATTCAAGAGCCTAAAGATTCTGGAGGCAATGGGGTAGTATTAAGTCAAGTAGGCGGAGGTACAGAAGATTCAGGTACAGATCAAAGGTATGACTTCAGCCCTAGGATACCAGTAGTTCTGGCTGCAGGTTCTAACACTGTAGATATTCGGTGGGCTTGCAATGATTCTGGCGATATAGCAACAATATATAGAGGCTCAATCATAGTGGAGAGACTTATATAATGGAAATTAATCAATTTAAAATATTTGATATAGTCTCTAGCCACAAAGATGATGCTAGCTATTGGCATATAGACTTTAAAAGAGATCTAAAGCCAGATAAGGCACTATCAAAAACAGTAACCTTCGCAATTAATGGCAGGCCGCAAGCTTCTACTTACACCTATAATGGCGTAGAAATGGCTAGGATTAGATGGACATTCACTAACTTCCCTAATTCATTCTTGATGATGACAAGAAGAGAAGAGATCTCCTATGTACTTCTCGACGGGACAGATGGGCCTTGGTTTCTTAAGGATGATCAAACATATAATCTTGATGACACATCGCATAGGGACAAAGTTCTTAATGAGCGCGTTCTTGGTAGAAAGTTTGTACTTAACGATATTAAGGGCATTGTTATGGCTGCTTTAAAAGATATCTATGTGGACAAGTCAGAAGACGAGATAACAGAGATGGGCGGTTTATTTTGGGAGATTCATTCATCTACTCTTAGTTCTTTTGTTGATACAGGTTCTAAATTAATAGTAACAGCGATCGGATTAGATGAAACAACAATATGGCTATCAGACTTAATAGCACCGGGCATTACAATTGGCCAGTATATGCAATCAAAACTAAGCTTTTAAGGGGACAAAATGATAAGCAGTGAAACACAAAGAATACTCTATAAGATTAATACTGCTTCTGCTTTGGTAGATGCTAGTGATGACCTAAATAACTTTAGAGATGGCAGTGTCACATTGGCTATGGAATCTACTGGCTTTATTTATATCGGACAATACTTACCATTCGTATCAAGGTTCTTTGATCTTGAAACATTCAACGCAAGCACTGCCTCACTTGAAATAGATTACTGGTCAGGTACAGAGTGGAAAAATACAGTTGATAGAAGAGACAGAACAGTAGTCACTGGCAATACTTTAGGACGATCGGGTTACCTTCATTGGAGACTTAACCGTTATGACACTAACTGGACTAACCAATGTGATTCAAAGAATGTTTCGGGACTAGAAAGTGGACCTCAGATATTTGATTATTACTGGTTAAGGCTAAGTCCTACTGCAGATATTGATTCACTTACCATTAACCATATCGGCAATCTGTTCTCGACCGATGGCGAGATGTATTCTTTTTACCCTGCACTAGATAATCAAGTGACTAGGGATCAATGGAAGCGCTCGGCACCAGGAACTAAAACCAGTTGGCTTGAGCAAGGCCTTATGTCTGCTGAGTTTATAATTAGAGATCTAAAGACTAGAAATATTATCTTAGAGGACGGTCAGATATTTGATGTTAGTAAGTTCAACTTATGCTCAATTCATAAGCAGGCTAACATCATCTATACAGGATTAGGTAGAGGGTTTAAAGACCAGCAGGATGCAACACACACAGCCTATGATGATGCTATGAAGCTAGAACGCCTGAACATTGATAAGGCTGCTGATGGGGTTCTTCGAGGACGTGAGAGACTAATTAGAACGGGGTTTGCAAACAGATGATAAGCAACTGGTCAAATGTACTAACTGAGTTAAGAGCTAAGACTGAATCTAGTATCGGTGCTGGTTCAATTGACCCTTACTACTGCGAGATTCCGGAGGGTGCAAACCTAAATGATTCTGCAGATCTTTACATGACTCAAGGGTTTGTGTGGGAACTTAACGAAGCCGATCTTGCTGGGGATAACTTTAATAACCTAAGAGTGCAGCAAAGAAGTTTATCACTTATAATAACCAGAGAGATTAACATTAATTCAACTAATACTTCTGGCTTTGCGACTCTTAAGACCGAGATGCTGGCTCATGCTGAATTAGTGAGGTTACAAATAGCAGGCGATAGGCAGTTAAATCAAAAGGCAATTGATGCCTATTGGATATCAGATTCAGGTATAAATGAGATAACAGATCCTAATCCAGAAAACCCAGGTGCCAGATATTACGTATTAGCCTCTGAGTATTTGGTTAAGATAGAAGTAAGCGATTGTTAATTTAAATAGGAGGCCGACATGGCAATTTCGACACGCTCTGACGCAGCAGCGATTAAAAAAGAAGTGACAGAAGGTACTCCTGTAGTACCAGCAGCAGGTACTGATTTTATAGCCGTACAAGAAGGCTTTAGTATCTCTACTACCTTTGAAACCCTAACCAATGCAGAGAAGACTGGTACTATCGGTTCATCTGCTCCTGAACAAGGCAAAGAGAATACCGCTATTACTCTTGAGCATTATGCAAGGGGTTCAGGCGTAGAAGGTCAAGCGCCTAACTACGGTGTTCTTCTTGAATCTGCTTTTGGATCAACAACTGTAGTAGCTACTGAAAGAAATACAATAGCTGCATCTACAACCTCAGTACTTAAAGTTGATACTGGTGAAGGCGTAGAGTTCCCTCGCGGTAGACCAGTACTAGTAAAAGATCCTTTGGCTACTCATTCGGTACGCTGGGTTTCAGATGTTGCTACTGACGACCTAACAATGAACTTTAATTTAGATGCTGCGCCTGCAACAGGAGTAGAACTGGGCTTGCCTGTATACTATCTACCAACAAATGATGGTCACCCGACTACTACTGTTTGGGGTTATAAAGGCAATGTTGCAAACGGTGTAGTTCAAATGGCTTCTGGCTGTAGAGTTGGAGGACTAACTATCTCGGCAGCAGCAGCAGAATATATCAATGCCTCATACGAGATGGTTGGCCTTAATGGTTTTTACAATCCTATGCTAGTAACTGCAGCAAGGTTTTTAGACTTTACTTCTGATAACGGTACCTTTGCAGCAGCGATTAATTCTAAGTGGTATAAAGACCCGATGGATGTTGCAGAGGCAATGACCTTAGCTATGAATGCTGCAGATCCTTTAGAGACATACCTAGTTGAGTATAATAACAACACAGGCAAGTTTGTAATTAGTTCATCTACATCTACAGTTCTTGATCTACTTTGGGCATCGGGTGCTAATGCTGCGAATACTATCGGATCGCTACTAGGCTTTGATGTAGGCGCAGATGATGTTGGAGCTATTACTTATACAGCAGATAATGCTAAAGACTGGTCGGCTCCTTACACTCCTGTATTTGATGATGCAAGCCCTGCAGTAGCGCGTTCAAATAAAGTTACCTTTGGAGATCCAGAGGACAATGTTTGTTTTGATGTGACTAGTATATCAGCATCTCTTACCAATTCAATTATCGACATTGATAGCTTTTGTGCCGAGACAGGTAGATCAGCTACAGCAATTAGCTCAAGAGAAGACGCTATTACTCTTACAGCTTTTGTTGAGAACTACGATGTTAAGAAGTGGCACAAGTATCACAAGAATTCCGATGTAGGTTTTATGTGGACTTGGGGTGACAAGGACTCTGCTGGTAACTGGATTCCCGGTAAGACAATGAGCCTTTGGATACCGCAAGCAAAGATATCTGAGTTTGTTCTTGATGAACAAGATTCAATTCTAATAGTTAATATGACGCTAACTCCTTATGTAAAAAATGGACAAGGCGAAATATATCTAGGTCAACTGTAATCACCACACCGAAGGAGCAAGTTATGGAAGTTATTCAAGTAGGACCAGGCAAAGAGTTCGACACTATCTTTGTAGGTACAATTAGTAAGAAGAAAATGAAGCGCAAAGAGGGTTTTAGGATAGCTGCAGGTATTCAAAAGTCTTTAGAAGTTGATGCCTTTGAGGGAATCATAGCGATGTTTGAAACACTGGATAAGGTATATCCAAAGATCAATATTGCGTACGAAGGTGTTATGTACACTAGTATTGAGGATCTATATGAGACGACTGAAGGCGAAGAACTTGTAAATAAGTGTCTAATACCGAGGGTAAGTGGCGCTGTATCCTTGTCAAAAAACTAAAGGCGGCTATAAGAGTTAGCTGCTCTTCAATAGTTATGAGTAACATCGTACCTGATAACGGAGCAGTTAGCTTTATAGCCCTTTACTTTAGAAGGAAGAGACTTGTTAGCCTTGGGATTAAAGAGAAAGTTTCTAAGTTTGAAACAGAGGTTCTTTTATACATCGACTCTCAGATTGATAGCTTTAGAGCCAAACTAAAAAAGTGAGATTAAATGGCTAAAGACGATGTAACAATTGGTATTGGGGTAGATTCGGCGAAGGCTGTCAAGTCTCTTAAAGGCTTTGGCAAGTCATCTAAATCGGTTCTTAAATCAATTACTGATTCAGTCTTTAGCCTGAAGGGTGCTTTTGCTGGTGTGGCTGCAGGGCTTGCAGCAGGTGCTCTAATCAAGGGTATCAAAACTGTAACTGCGGCCGCATCAAGGCAACAAGATGCTATAAACAGTTTAAACACTGCTCTTAAAATCTCTGGTGAGTTCTCAGAAGAGGCATCTCAGGGACTACAAGATTATGCCTCTAGCCTCCAACGGGCTACTAGGTTTGGCGATGAGGCGATACTAGAGCAGCTTGCACTAGCTAAAGCCTATGGTGCTACTAACGAGCAAGCTAAAGAACTAGTAACTGCTGCAACAGAACTATCGGCTGCTACAGGTAAATCACTAGAAGAATCTACACTTAGGATTGCTAAGACCCTAGGCGGTGTTGCTGGTAGACTAGGTGAAGTTAATTCAAAGATTAAAGACCTAACTGTTGCGCAGCTACAAGCAGGTGGTGCGGCTAAGATCCTTATAGCTCAATATGGCGGCTCTGCAGCAGCGCAAATCAATACATTTAGTGGTGCACTAGAGCAGTCATCTAATGCTTTTGGGGATCTGCTAGAAAGTTTAGGAGCAACTATAATTAAAAACCCATCTGTTGTAAGAGCTATCAAGGCTTTGACAGCAGGGTTTGAGTTCCTAATTGAGCAAGTAGAATTAAATAAAGTTGCTATCGGTGAGGTTGTAACTCAGATCACAGATGGTTTAATTAGTGCATTTGACTTAGCTGTAGCCTCAGTTAAGCAGGCTGTATTCTTCTTTAAAGAGTATCAAACAATTATCACAGGACTACCTAGACTAATCTTTCAAACCACTGCAGCGATACTTGCGCTTAATGGAGCTATCACACTATATAGCGCAGTAAAGGGATTAGGTGCTCTAGCATCTTTAAAAGACTTTGGAGCGGCTATTGTCCTACTTGGAAGTGCAGCTAAAAAGGCTGTTATAGCGGTAGGTCTTTTAGCAGGCAAAGCCTTACTACTGGCCTTAGGGTTAGCAGCAGCAGCGGGATCGGTAGATCTACTGATAAGAAACTTTGGTCTTTTACTGCCTGCAATGTCTCAAGCTTTTAATCTTACCGAGATAACAAGGCTTGAAAATAAATTAAAAGACATTAACGACCTAATCAAAACAGGTGTTAGTTCTGGACGTGGCTCTGGTCCTAGTTCCAATGGTTTTTCAACTGGTATAAATAAAAGTGCTGATGCCGTAAAAAGGCTAACACAAGAGCAGATAAAACTTACTGAAGAACTAAGACTGCTTAGAGGAGAATCCGAAACAACAGGTAAAAAGCTTAGAGAAGAGTTCGATTCTGGCTTCATTGGAGACTTAATAGATAAGTTTAAGGACTTTAAAAAGGAAGTAGCTGAACCTGTAACTGTAGAACTTAAGACTAAGGGCGATAGCCCTAAGCCAAAAGTAGCAGAGGATGTTGAGACAGACTTAAAGAAGTCCTTTATTGCAGGCGGAGTTATACTTGCAAACGGCTTAAAAAAGGAGCCGAGGGCGCTAAAGATGTAATTATAGGCGGCGTAGGATTAATAGTAGATACTTTGTTCCCTGGCTTTGGAGCGCTAGCATCCTCAATACTAGACCTGCTATCAGATCCAAAAGCTATATCTGGTTTGGTTGCTGCCTTTGCTTCTGAAATTCCAAAGATCCTAGTAGCTATCGGGGATTCAATACCTCTATTAATTGAGGCACTAATTGAGAACCTTGATGAGCTAATTATAGGCATTTTAAAAGCAGCACCTGCCATTATTCAGGCACTAATTAAGGCAATTGTAGTTCTAACTAATCCTGCAATCTGGGCTGATGTAGTTAAGGGATTAGTTCAAGCTTTAGTCCAAGAAATAACAGGCACTACACTAGTATTTTCTAAAGCCAAACCAAAGACATTGGAGATGGCATTGCACAGGACTTTAAAAAGGTGTATCAAACTTCTCTATACCTGCCATCCTCTCAGGCGGTGAACAGTTTGGTCAGTCTATAAGCAGAAACCTGGATGGTGTTGGCCAAAGACTTAATCAAGTCCTACTAGAAGTATTTGATATGTTCACTATTACTTTTGCAGAATCTCTAAGAGAGGGACTACTAAGCCTACCGGAGCGTATTGCAGATGGTGCTTTGATGTTTGCTGATGCAATTAGCGGTGTGTTTACAGGTTTCTTCTCAGCACTACAAAACTTCTTAGGTTCTTTTGGAACTATATTTAATCAAATATTAGCTAGCCTTGGTATGGATATAGGAGCGGCATTTGTCTCAGGTACTAGAGCCTTTGCAGATGGCATTAGGTCAGCATTTATAGATATAATAAACCTATTTATAAAGCATCTTGTTGATCCGATACTCTCACTTCCAAACAGAATGATAGAGGCCTTTAATGGCATTATCGAACGAATGAGAAGTGCTGTTACTCCAGGGGGCGGGAGTGTAGGCGGTAAAGTATCAGACAGCTTTAAAAACGTTGTTGGACTTGCGCAAGGAGGCACTGTTCCTAGCGGATTTAATAACGATAGTTTCGCTGCAAACCTAACTTCTGGTGAGCTAGTAGTTCCTCGAAATGATGTACAAGAACTTCGCACATTTCTTAGAGAGCAAAAAAGAGCAGGTGGTGATTTAGATATGTCCGAAACTAACTCACTACTGGCTAAGATAGCAGGTCAAGGAGGGCAAGGAGGAGGCATGATAACTCTTAATGAAGACGGGCTAACTAACTTGCTACTTGATTTTAGCAGAAGAAACGAGAGGATTAGCGCATGACTTGCAATCTAAGATTTTGGGATAACAACGGACTAAGTCAAGATTACTATGACACAGGCAGGATATCTTATTCCTCTCAGTTAACTGCCTTTCCTTTTACTAATGCACTAGATGACTTTAGAGCTAAGGTTTGGATACCTGCTGGTAACTTTGACATCACTGCACAAAACAATCAGCTATACGTAGAATCACTTACTGCCTCTTTAACTATTGGAAGCTACCTGCCAGCTGCACTAGTGACCGAGATACAAAGTAAACTTAATGCAATAGATTCAGGCTGGACAGTTGCCTATGCCTCTAACAAGTTTACACTGTCTAATGCAGGCTCTAAGACCATTGATCTATCAAGCACTGCTAATGCTGTTTGGGATACCATTGGCTTTGCAGGTAGCACTGATAGAACTGGGACTAGCTTTGCTGCAGATGAAAGGCGTAATCATACCAGCGAGTGGTTTCAAATAGATTTTGGAGTTCCTTTTACTGTCACTTGTATGGGCATTATATCTTTACTTGATAAGCAGTTCCCATTTAGCTCTGGCGCCAGCATAACGATCAAAGGCAATAACGTAGATCTTTGGGATACCCCTCCAATTGAAGTTACTTTAAACCCATCTGCTAGAGGTATCATTCAATACCTTGACGATTTTACTGAGTCCCAAAAGACTATGAGATACTGGAGGGTCGAGTATCAAGATAAACAAAACCCACTAGGCAATGAAGGTATAGACATATCAAAGATCTATATTGGGAATCATGGCACTACCGATATAAACATTACATCTGGCTTTAGTAAGAACGTTGTAGATCCTTCTAACCAGCAACAGTCTGAATCAGGTACTCAATACTTTGATGAGAAGGTCAAATACCAAGCTATTAGAGGCATGACATATCAAGTAATAAGTCAAGATGACAGGGTATACTTAGAGCAATTATACCAAGACTATGGGCGTACTATACCGCTATTTGTGTCAATTGACCCAACCGCACAGGTATCTGTTGATGCTAGTGAGTTCACCTACTTTGGTTACTTTGAATCAGACCCTAATTTTCAGAATCTATTTAGAGATAAATGGTCAATGAACTTTAATTTCCGTGAGGCAATATGAGTTTCCTGCAATTTCCAAGAGATCTATATATCGGACTACTGCCAACTAGTTCAAGTGAGCAGCTAGGTAGTTTCCTAATTGAAACCAGTATGGAGCTAGATCAAGTTCTTTGTTGGCTACATGCTAAGGGTACTCCGGGAGGACTAGAAACACTGCAGATTGAAGTCTATGGATCTAGTGAAGCACAGACACCCCTATTTAGTTCGCACGTTCAAACCCTATCTGAGGTACCTTTTGGCTTTAGTTTGACTAATAGCTGGGTAG